TAGTACCTTCTCAGCCAGCGCCACCGCGGAATCCTCCTTCGTCCCGGCTCGCAGAATCACCGCAAGCAATTCCGCCTCCGTAAGATTCTCCGGTCCGAACTGCAGAAATCTCTCATAGGGAAGTCCCCGGTCTGTATTTACCTGTGCATTCTTCTCGGGCATAAGTCTCCTTCTGCCTGCTCCGACGTATGCTGCCTAACGGATAAAACGGTATACCACGAACGCTATGATCACGCCGATCACACTGGCGATCGTGATATTAAACTCCAGCCCGAAAGTCAGAATAATGAAACCGAGATTCAGTTCCACTGGACTGCTGAGGCCGAAATTCTGTCCGTAATTCAGAAAAGTACCGTCGAAATAAGTCCCTATAAATCTGCCGATCACAAATCCGATCAGTACCAGGACGATCAAAACCCAATTAATTCTCTTCAAGGTAGTTCCTCTTCTTTCTTCTGTGTACTCTCCATGGCTGAACAGTCTCCCCGTGAGCCTGTCTTCCATACGTCTTTTTATACTATCACAAAAAGCTTCTTCTGTACACAAATTTAGTAGATTTTATTTTGCGCCGGAAAAGATAATATTAAATGCGAAAGGAAGCGAAAGCCTCCGGACGCATTATTTTTTTACCTGAAAAGCACAGAAAGAGAGGTGAGAACGTGCGAAACTACCGATATTTGACATTCGGCGACCGCGAGAAAATCGAGACGGAATACGCAGCCGGAGGACGTCCGGCCGACATTGCGATCGACCTCGGCGTCCATGTGGCGACTATCTATAAAGAACTGAAAAGAGGCGACACCGGCCAGCTCGACAAGAACATGCGCCGAGAGTATAGCGCCGAACTCGCCCAGCGCCGACTCATTGAGAGCTTTAAGTGCCGCGGGCGAAAATCCCCCACTATATAAAAAAGAAAGGAGCGACAACATGGCAGCATTACACGAAATAGCTCGGCAGTACGCCGAAGAAATCCGCGACGGTATAGCGTGGGTGATTATATGGAAAACTGGCCGAAGCTGGCACGCTGAAAGCGTCTGGCTCAACCAAGACTCTGACACCTTCGAGCTGGAGGATCTGAGCACTGCCACCGAAATTCTGGAGCAGGATCCGAACGCTGTCATGGTGAACGGCTACTACTGCGGGCACTTCGGCGAGAACATGACGATCGCAGAACTGGAGGCCGGTATTCTCTGGCACTACGAAGGCGGCTGCAATCTCCTGAAAGACTCGACGGCCTTTCCTCCTGAGCCGATACCACGCCCGGAAAACCTCCCGGCAGATATTCCATGGTACGGAAAGGAAACCACCGAGGAACCGGATCCCTATATATTTGACGGCTACATGAGTGTCGAGGACTACGAGAAGTGCCAACAGCTCATAGCTGCGGATCAGGCGCGAAGCGAGCTACTCCCGGACGAGTCACCACCAGAACCTCAGCACACGGAGCTCACGATCCAGATCGGCCCACCTGCCGCCACTGTCCTGCTCGGTGCTCTCGCCGACGCAATGAAGGCAGCAGCTCGCGCAGTCCGGCAACTCATGGACGAGCTCGCGGAGCGGTTCCGGAAGTTCCGGCAATACGCACGAAAGGCCGTGGACACTTTTGTGGACTCCCTACTATATAGAGCCAACACCCACCCGAAATGGTGGCACCTATACAAACACGCACGGAAATGGAGAACCCGGAAGAAATACAAGCGGCTGCTTATGAGGCAGCTATGCAGCAGGCTGGCCGCTGGATAGGAGGTGATCCCATGAACGACTCGCGAAACCTAAGCGGGCCCGTACTCATGCCCGGCGCGACGGCTGCCGCTATGAAGTATGCCAAGAGTGCGGGCTGGACTGGAATGTAAGCAAGCAGGCGGTGATCCCGTGGTACGGCTACAAGTGCCCGATCTGCCGCAGCAAATACAGAAAAGGAGCAAAACCATGAGAAACGAAGTAATCTACGACAAAAACGGGCGCCCGGACATTATGGTGGTTTTTACCCCGTCCGAGCTGGGACTCCCTGACACCCTGAGAGGCCGCAAGGTCAAGGAATACGCGATCAGCAAGTACCAGAACACATTGATCGACGGCGTTCCGTACTCTCTCCCATTTATGAAACCGGCTGTGAATATCAGCCACGACGAAGCGATCCGCCTCTGCGAGAGCAAGGGCGAAGGCTGGCACCTGATCACTAACGACGAATGGGTGGCTCTCGGCTTCTGGAGCTGGGACAACGACACCATGCCGACCGGAAATACTGCAAGCGGCAAAAGCCACAGCCACCAAGAACAGACCGGCACTACATACGAAGGAGGCTGTGGCAAGACGTTGACCGGATCCGGCCCGGTTCAGTGGAACCACGACGGCACGGCCTACGGTGTAGCTGACATGTGCGGTAACATCTGGGAGCACGTCGGCGGCGTTCGATTTATGGACGGTATGCCGCAGGTGATCCCGAACAATGGCGCAGCCTATGGCGCGGATCAGTCCAAAGACTCTCCAGAGTGGGAGGCAATCTACACCGAGGACGGCGATCCGGTTTACTACAACGTACACAACGGCGAGATCACACTCCAGCCGGTACACCCGGACGGCACCGACTACGACGGCGTAAAGTTCACGGATCTGGAAGTTCGCAGCGACATGGACGCACCGGACAAGCTGAAAAACTCGGCCTCTATCCTGCCGACGACTACGAAAGCGACGAATACTTCTGGCTCGACTCTAACGGCGAGCGGGTTATTTATCGCGGGGGCAACTGGTCCGACGGTGCGTACGCTGGTGTGTTCTACCTCCACGGCGACAGCTCCCGCGGCAGTGCGTACACGATCGTCGGCTTCCGTGCCGCTTGCGTTCGGTTTATCTGCGACTCTGACACTCTGGACGATCTGGACTCTGACAAGAAGCAGCCAGAACCGAAAAAGCGTAGCATTTTAGCTCCGGACTTTATCGGACGGATCAAGCAGGCACTCGCCCGGCAGTTTCAGAAACTCTACGAAGCCGCGCACGGCGAGGATCCGGAAGGCTTCGCTGAACTGGCCGAGAAGGCAACAGACGAAGAACTCGCCAAGGCTGCAAAACTCAGCGCCACACTGGCTCAGGTGAACGCAGCCGTGGACATGTACGAGCTGACCGCTAAGCAGTTAAAGCTCGCAGCCACAACCTCGATCACAATCAAAACGGAGGTGAACGACCATGAATGAGCTCCGGGACATATTCACGAAATACAAAGCAGTCGTATTTTTTGACACTGAGACAACCGGGCTCGAAGCTGAAAGCTGCCAGATCATTGAACTGGCAGCGATCAGAGTCGAGAAAACCGAACGGGGCACCCTCCGCATGGCCGACAGCACCGACGTGTTCGTGAAACTGCCGGAAGGTGAGCGGATCCCTCAGAAGATCGTCGAGCTAACAGGGATCACAGACGAGCAGCTCGAAAACGAAGGAATCACCGAGGCTGAGGCTGCCGCTCGCTTCACTGAGTTGATCGGCGGCGGCCGCGTCCTTCTGGTAGCCCACAATGCACAGTTTGATCTCCTGTTTACTGCTGAAATGCTCCGGAGACACGGAAACGGTGGCCCGGAAGTCCTGAAAGCTGCCGACTATCTGGACAGCCTAACCGTTTACAAAGACCGCCGGGCATATCCTCACAAGCTGGCGAACGCGATCCTCACCTATAAGCTGGAGGACAAGGTTCAGAACTCCCACAGAGCGATCGACGACGTGGCGGCACTGTTTGAGGTGTGCAAGGCCATGGACGCGGAACGCTCCGATCTTCTCAGCTATGTGAACGTGTTCGGATATAACCCGAAGTATGGAGTAAGTGGGAAACGGATCGAAAAGGTGGCCTACTGGCCACAGAATTTCAACAAATACATGCAGGCTCCGAGCTATACGCTCCCGGCCAAACTCAGACAAAGAAGGAGGTAACAGAAATGCGAAGCAGCTCGCTGAAAGTATACAGCCCGGTGGAATACACCGGGTACAAAGAAAAAAGAAGCGGCCACCCGTCGGAACCGGGAAGCCGCACAGGCAATCGAAAAACCACGCGAAAGCCTAAGCCTATTTTATACCGGCTGCGCCGTTTTTGCAAGCGCCTGAACTGGAAAGGGATCGGCGGGCTGGCAGTCACCACAGTGGTGATCGTGTTCGCAGTGCGCGGCGGCGTGGGTATGTTCTCAGAACACACCCAGACAAAAACAGCCCCGATCACAACCAGCAGCCCGGCGGCCGAGGAATCTCAGCCCTACGTTTTTTACTACAAGGACGGGCAAGCCGTAAGCTGGGAGGACGTCACAGACGCATGGGCCGCAGAGGCAGGGATCCAGAAGCGCTACGCTCTCACTGACGCCGAGCGACTGGAGATCGCTCAGGTGCTCACGGCCGAAGCTGGAGGCGAACCCTTCGCCGGAAAGATCGCAGTAGCTCAGTGTATTCTCCAGACCTGCGAGGACGAAGGGATCCGACCGGACGAAGTGCTGCGCGTGTACGCATATAGCAAGCGCCGACCGGAGCCGACTCAGGAAGCCCTCGAAGCCGTGCAGGACGTGTTCGACTTCGGGATCATGGCAACGACCGAGCCGATCAAATACTTTTACGCTCCCGCTCTCACGGACAGCGAGTGGCACGAGTCCCAGATCTATGTAATGACCATTAACGGACACCGATTTTTTAAGGAGGCAACCGAATGAATAACGAAAACAAGCCAAGCGTGATCGCAGAGCTCACGGCTGCACTTGCCAGCATGGCGGAACGCGCCGCTGCTGCTGAGGCCGAAGCCGAGCAGTACAAGAAAAGCTCAGGCGAGTGGTACCAGTTTTTCACCAGCAAGGACAAGGAACTGAGAGACACGCAGGCAGAACTCCAGAAAGCCCGCAAGGCTCTGGAAGCAAAGGAAGGAGAACAGAACCATGGCAACGACAAAGAAAGCAATAGCTGAGGCTGAGCAGGCCGCAGAAATCAAAGAAGCAATCGCAGCACCCACCACAGAGCCGGAAACTCCGGCTGTAACACTGGACGAGCTGGAAAGCATGGACATGAACATGTTCGACGCAGAGGAAACCGAAAGCGCTCCGCGCCCGGCATGGCGTATCACTGACGACGGCTGCGCTGACTGGGCCTGCCGAAAAATCGCAGAAGAAAAGACCGAGCTCGACCGGATCACCGCACTGGGCGAAAGCCAGATCGAGAAGATCCAGCAGAGAATCGACGCTGCTCAGCGCAGATATGAAAACGGCACCCGTTTTCTCACTGGAAAGCTCGCGGAATACTTCGAGACAGTCCCGCACAAGACAACCAAAACAAAACACAGCTACCGCCTTCTCTCCGGCACTCTGGTGAAGAAAATCGGCGGCAGCACCATGAAACAGGACGACGACGCACTGCTGGCCTATCTGAAAGCCTCCGGCAATGAGGATATGATCCAGAACACTGAAAAGCCGAAGTGGGGCGACTTCAAGAAACGCCTCGAAATTGTAGGCGGCCAGATCGTAGACAAAACAACCGGCGAGCTGGTGGAGGGCGTGCAGATCATTGAGAAACCGGACACCTTCACGGTGGACGTGTAAGGAGGTAGCACATGGCAACAGCAAAGGAAACGGCGGCCGCAAAGACGGCCACCACCCCACCGGTACCGCTGACGCTGCAGCAGAAGTTCATCAAGTTGCGCGAAGCCGTTCCCTCTATCACCCAGAAGGCCCACAGCGACGGCGTAAAGTACAAGTTCGCGAAGATCTTCGACGTGTACCAGCTTCTCACTCCGGCCATGAATGAGTTCGGCGTCAATTTTGACATTGTAGGCGAGCAGGCAACCCGGCACAGCGAAAACGGGGATCCGATCTACTACTCCAACTTCACGCAGCACACCAGAAACGGCGACCGCATTGTTTGGGTGTATGAGGCCGACCTCACGATCCGCTGGACGAACGCAGACAACCCGGATGAGACTCTGGAAGTTACTCTACACGCAATCGGAACGAACGACGGAGGCCCGGACAAGGCCAAAGGCTCCGCGTGGACGTACTGCCTCAAATACTACCTGTTCGAGAAGTTCGGCATTGATCAGGGCGACGACGATCCAGACATGAGCGACCACAGCAGCGAACCCCCTCAGCAGAGCCAGAAACAGCACACAGGAGCTCAGAACGGGAACCGGCAGGGAAACACCCAGCCGCAGGCACAAAATGGCCAGACGGGGCGCTCAGGCGCCGCACGACCACTCTCAGACGCTCAGCTCTCCCGCCTCTACCGTAAAGGCGAGGACGCCGGGTACTCTCAGCAGTCGATCAACGAATGGATCCTGAAAAAATACGGACAGCAGGATCCACACAACCTGACGCGGGCCCAGTACGACGAAGCCTGCGCCGCTATGGACAACGCAAAGCAGCAAGGAGGACAAGACAATGCTTAATCATGTGGAGCTTCTGGGCCGTCTGGCTCAGGAGCCTGAAATCAGATACACGCAGAGCGGCACACCGGTGGCGAGCTTCGACCTCGCCGTGCAGGTGCCGAGTAAGAACAAGGACGCTGCTCCGGACTATATCCCGATCGTGTGCTGGAGAGAACGCGCCGAGTTTTGCGGCCGTTATCTCTCCAAAGGCCGCCAGATCGTAGTCGAGGGCCGGATCTCCACCCGTAAATGGAAGGACGAGAAAACCGGACAGAACCGCAAGGCCGTGGAAGTTGTGGCCTCAAACATTTACTTCGCAGACAGCAACGGAGGCAACGCAAATGGCAATCCTCAGCCCGCCAACAACGACGGATTCATGGACATACCGGACGACGGACAGCTTCCTTTTAACTAATAACACCGACCGAAAGACGACCGCCGGACAGACCGGCGGAACTCTACGGCCGAACCAGAAACAAACCACGAAAGGAGGTGCCGACAGTGGCATGGATCCAAATTCACCAACAACTGAAAGATCACCGCAAGGTACTGGCTGCTGCTGACGAGCTCGACATTGAACCGGCTCACATGCTCGGCCTGCTGATCTCGTTCTGGCTCTGGGCCATTGATAACGCACCGGACGGATCTCTCGCTGGAATATCCGACAGAATGATCGCAAGAGCAGCCCAGTGGGACAAAGATCCGGAGGAATTTGTGGCCGCCCTGACCTCTGCGTCTCTGCTGGACGCAACGGAGGACGGCGTTCTGGAGATCCACGACTGGAGCGAGTACACCGGAAAGCTGATCGAACAGCGAGAAAATGAGAAAAACCGTTCGAGAGCCCGCCGCGCTGCTGCTAAGTCAAACGACCGGAGGACGACCGCCGGACAGTCTGCGGACGCAAGCAAGAGCGACCAGAAAAAGACCGCAGGTAGAGTAGACCAGACCAGAGTAGACCAGAGTAGACCAGAAAATAAGGGGGATACCCCCATAACCCCCGCGACCGAGAAGCAGCCAAGCGCTCAGGAACGACGCTTCGCAGAGTTCTGGACTGCATACCCAAAAAAAGTCGGCAAGAAAGCAGCACAGAAGGCATGGGAAAAGGCAAAGCCCGACACTGAACTGTTCGAGAAGATCATGCAGGCAGTGGCAACAGCTAAAACCTCGGAACAATGGCTGCGAGAAGGTGGCCGCTTCATTCCCAACCCGTCAACATGGATCAATCAGGGACGCTGGGACGACGAACCTCTCCCACCTGCCGGATCCGGAAGCTATCAACAGCGACTGGGTGGAAATTGTGGAAAACCTGACACCATGGACGTGCTCGCGGGGATAATCGCAGACGAGGAAGGAGGCTTCGAGATATGACAAAAGCAGACGCGGCTCGACTGGTGGCGATCGTCGTCACCGCCTACCCGAATTTTGACAAGTTCAAGGACGCGAAAGCAATCGAGGCCACGGTGAACCTCTGGACTATGATGTTTGAACAAGACGAATCCGGGATCGTAGCGCTGGCAGTCAAAAAACACATTGCAACAAACAAATGGCCGCCGAGCGTGGCCGAAATCCGGGAGATCATGCTGGAGATCCAGCACCCGGAGCTCATAGCACCGGACAAGGCGTGGCTGGCCGTGAGCGACCTCATGTACAGCGCCGGACAATTCAACCACGGAGATCTCTCCCGCCAGCTTCCGCCTCTGGTGGCGCGTGCCGTTGAGTCAATCGGCTGGACTTCCCTCTGGGAAATGCACCGCAGCGCATACATAGGCGGCAAGCCCGGCATGGATCGGGTAGCCTTCATGCAACAGTACACGCCAATGTACGAACGAGAAAAGGCCCGCAGCATGACACCGGCACAATTAACCGAGAAGATCGACAACGCGGCCGGATCCCTTCCGGACAAAGGCCAACGCCTGATAGAGTACAGGGAAAGCGAACGCCGCAGGAAAGAGCAGGAAATGGAGGCTATCACCCGCGGTGCCCTCCGACTGGAGAGCCAGATCGTCGAACAAACGAAGCTCGAACTCAGAGGGGAGGTGCTGGGATGATCCTACAAGGTGACGCACTGGAGGAACTCAGAAAGCTGCCGGACAAATGCTGCAGCGTCTGCGTAACTTCACCACCCTACTACAACGCCAGAGACTACGGAGCCGCCGATCAGCTCGGAACCGAAAGCTCTCCGGAGGAATACACCCGCAAGCTGGTGGAAGCCTTCCGGGAAGTCGCCAGAGTCCTGAAAGACGACGGCACCCTCTGGCTGAATATCGGCGACAGCTACGCGAGGCATATCGAGGACGGAGGGATCAAGCGCAAGGATCTGATCGGGATCCCGTGGCTGCTGGCTCTGGCCCTCAGAAGTGACGGCTGGTACCTCCGGGCGGACATTATCTGGAACAAGCCCAACGCCATGCCAGAAAGCGCCAAAGACAGACCGGCAAGATCTCACGAGTATGTTTTTTTACTCAGCAAAGCGGCCGCCTATTACTACGACGCCGAGGCCGTCAAGGAGCTGGCCGTCGGGTACGATCCGAAAAAGCCCGGCCGGAAGCGCGGCAACGCGAAAACCTTCCGCGGCAGCACTGCCTACACTCACGATCAGGCCAAAGCCAACAGCGCCGAGGTGGATCGAGGCAGCCACGGGCTCCAGAGAAATGAAACCGGCAAACGAAACCGCCGGGACGTCTGGACAATCGCCACACGGCCATATAAAGGCGCCCACCTCTCCACGTTCCCAGAGGAACTGGCCAAGATCTGCATACTGGCCGGGAGTAAACCGGGCGACACGGTTCTGGATCCATTCTCAGGAAGTGGAACCACAGGAGCCGCAGCCCTCAAAGAAGGGCGGAACTATATCGGGATAGAGATTAACCCTGACACCTGCAAAATACAAGAGCAGCGACTCACTGAGGCTGCTCAGGAAGGAGCCAAACCATGAAACGCGGTGAAATTTATTATATCGAAAGCACATACCGGGAAACCGGAAGCGAGCAGAGAGGCGGCCGTCCTGCGGTGATCGTCTCCAACGACAAAAACAACGAAAACAGTGAGGTTGTGGAAGTGGTATACATGACCACCAAACCAAAGAACGACCTCCCTACTCATGTATTTATCCGGAGTGCACTCTCCCCTTCTACCGTCTTATGCGAACAGGTAAACAGTGTAAGCGTGAAGCGGATCGGGACGCTGATCGGAAATCTGACAAAGAGCGAGCTCGCAGCCGTGGACTCTGCTCTGGCAATCTCTCTGGGGATCGACTTCATGGATCCGAAACCCGCAGCCAAAGAAGCGGAGCATTTACTGGAAGAAATGAGCAAGCAGCCAGTCCAGATCGTCCAGCAGGATCCTGACATTGAAAAGATCAAGCTCGAAACGGAGCGCGATCTCTACCGAAATTTATACAACGAACTGCTGAGCAAAACCATGAAAGGAGCAAGCGCATGAGAAAAAAACTGGTTTACATCTGCTCCCCGTGCCGCGGGGACATTGAAAAGAACATAGAAAAGGCCCAGCGCTACTGCCGCGAAGCCGTCGAACTCTGGGACGACGTGATCCCGATCGCGCCTCATGTATATTTTACCCAGTTTCTTGACGACACCAAGCCGGAGGAACGCGCCGCAGGCATGGACATGGGCCTCTCGCTTCTGGCCATGTGCGACGAGCTCTGGGTTTACGGTATCGAGAATCCGAGCGAAGGCATGAGAAACGAGATTGAATACGCGAAGCAGCACCAGATCCCGATCCGGGACGCTGCCGAGCTTTACAGAAACCGCGAAGCCGAAACGCTCCCGATCGGTGACGCTCTGCTCGTCCTCCCCTCTCGCGTTGGGAACCTGAACGGAGTCGCCGCGATTGAATCCACCACCGTGCGGATCAATGGCGAAATGATCTTAGACCTTGCAATCGAGCTCAGACGCCACCCCGGCCATGACATCACACTGGAAGCCGACAAAGACGCAGGCCCGGAGGTAGATCAATGAGCTGGGACACGGTTCCGGGAAGAAATAGCGAAGGCTACCCGGATCCGACAGCCAGCACAGCCCTTGCACGGGTGCAGCACAGCCAGAAGGGCCTCCAGAGCAAGCGGGCTGGTGAACACTTCGAGAATATGATCACCGCAAGCCTGAACTGGTACTGCGACAAGGGCGTGGCCTTCGTCGAAAAGACTCCGGAGCCTATGAAGCCGCTCAAGAAACCCGACCGGCAGGGCCGGTTCCTCGCCTGCTACACCAAAGCCGGGCAGCCAGACTTCAAGGGCACACTCACCGGCGGCCGGGCCGTGGTATTTGAGGCAAAGCACACCGACAGCGACAAGATCGACCAGAGCCGCCTCACCCCTGAGCAGGTGGAAAGCCTGACGCTCCACCACAAGCTCGGAGCTGCTGCCTTCATCATGGTGAGCGTGGGGCTGGAAAACTTCTACCGGGTACCGTGGGAAGTATGGCGAGACATGAAACAGATCTACGGACGCAAGCACATGAAACTCGAAGATCTGGAACCGTACCGCGTGCAATATATCGCCGGGATCCTCAAACTGCTGGAAGGTGTGGAGATCGACTACACCGAGGAAGGAGGCACGCCATGAAATGCGAATACTGCGAGCTCCGCAGAGTAGGGCCTTTTGTAATTTCAAAAGCCTGCGCCATGCTGAGCGGAAAGCTCAAAAATAAACAGACGGGCGAACCGTTAAAAATTTGTATGCACCACATGACCTCCCCTGATCCGTGTATGAACAACGGGAACGGCTGCGGGCTCTACAAATCACAGAAAGGAGATCAAGCCAATGAACAACGCACTGCTGAGCAGTAAAAACATGTGTTGGTGTACCCCGCCGGACTTTTTCGCGGAACTGGATCGCGAGTTTCATTTTGAACTGGATCCGGCCAGCACCGACAAAAGCGCCAAGTGCGCGAAACACTTCACACCGGACGACGACGGCCTAAAGCAAGACTGGGGGGGGTATTGCGTGTTTTGCAATCCGCCATACGGCCGAGCGATCGCCGACTGGGTACGCAAAGGCTACGAAGAAAGCCGGAAGCCCGGCACCACCGTGGTTATGCTCATTCCTTCGCGGACTGATACGGCATATTTTCACGACTGGATCTTCGGCAAGGCCAGCGAGGTGAGATTCCTCCGCGGCCGCCTGAAATTCACCGACGAGGACGGAAATGGCGAGGACGCAGCTCCGTTTCCTTCCGCCGTTATAGTGTGGCGGAGTCCGGAAAGCACCGGGCGCGAGTTTGCCACATGGCACATATAAAAGCACCAGAGCCAGCGGGGCCACTGCTCCACCGGTTCGGATAAGGAGGAAACCATGGACGGGATCACTAAACAGACACGCCGCCAAAGTTACGACGGCATACGAACACGCAGCGGCGAACGCTGCAAGCTAATACTGGAAACTCTCGGAAACCGGTCAATGACCGTGGAAGAAATCACCGACGAGCTGGTGGCTGCGGGCCACCTGAAATACTACGACCGCAACTTCGTGGCACCGAGACTCACGGAGCTGAAAGGCGCCGGAGTTCTGGAAGTTGTCGGAAAGAAACCGAGCAAAAGAACCGGAAAAAATACAGCCGTATGGGCTGCGGTAAGGAGGTAAGCACATGAAAAAGCAGAAAGTACAGGCAAAGATCAACCTCGAAGCTCTCGCAGGCGGAGCCTTCGCCGAGAAACTCAACGAGGCACTCATGCAGGTGGCTGAAAATATTCAGAATCCGAACACAGAAGCAACCACTAAGCGCCAGATCACGGTAAATATTAAATTTACGCCGAACAAAACCCGCCAAATGGTAGGAACCCAGATCGCTGTCACGACAAAGCTCGCAGCTACCGAAGCGATCGACACGCAAATGGTGATGGGCGTCAATATGAGAACTGGCCAGATCGAGATCGCCGAATACGACGGTCAGATCCGCGGACAGATGGATCTCTCCGACTTCACGGACGCCGATCAGGATCCGGAACCAGAGGAAACGCAGGCTGCAGCTCCTGCTCCGGTACAGAATCCGACCGGCAAACCTCTGGATCTGAAAAACAGAGGAAAACAGGCGCCTGCTGCCGCTGCTGAGTTAGTTCCGGGCCGTGACTATGATCCGGACACCGGCGAGGTATACGAAACCGCCGGACAGCCTACGGACGACCACCAGACAACCGGCGGACGCAATAACATGAAGGTGGTAAAAATCGCACCAGCAAAAGAAGCATAAGGAGGACAAAGAAATGGAAGGAATCAAAGAAGCAATCGCGTATATCACAGGGCTGGCCGTAAAGGCTGAGAAGCCGGAAACAATCGAGATCAACGGCCGGACATACTGCACGAAGGATCTCAGACGCTATGACGCAGCCGACAAGGCCGAGCCGATCAAAGCGACCACTCTCACCTCTCTGGTGGACTATATCAAGGAAAGCCGCGAGGAACTCCGCGACAGAATGATCATTCAGGTGGTAAGCGCCACAAAGGTGCTGCTCTACTCCGGACTGCTGGCCGAGCGTGACCGTGAGACTCTGTTCGAGGTCAACGCCCTGCTGCCACAGTTTGAGTATGGCCGCGAGTATGATCAGGAGAGCTTCCTCGTGGCTATGCAGTCATGCTTCCAGAAAACAGACGACCGCGAAGCCGTCACTATTATGGCGAGCAATATCGTGAACACACAGCAGGGAACCTTCTCAGACGACGGCGTAAGCCAGCAGGCAATCATCAAAACCGGAGTAACCACAAAGGACGCCGCCTTCGTCCCTAACCCGGTGAGCCTGATCCCGTACCGCACATTTTTGGAAGTTCCGCAGCCTGCGAGCGACTTCGTGTTCAGAATCAGCGAGGGACGCGGCGGAGCCCCTGCCTTCAAGCTGGTGGCTGCTGACGGTGGCCTCTGGAAGTCTCAGGCGGTGGACAATGTGAAGAACTACCTCGTCAAAGCACTGGCAGACGTTCCGGATCGCGAGAAAATCACGATCATTGCATAATGTGGCCGACATAAATGTCGGGAACATACCGGGAGGGCCAAGCTCTCCCGGCAAATCAAAGGAGGACAAAACCATGGAATATAAACCGAAAGTTATCACCGGAAAAGTAACCGGCACCGGCTGGCCGATCGACGGCCATGTGCTCTGGTTCTCACAGTGGGACTACGACAACCGCGAGAGCTGGCACCTCTACGGCTGGGAGGACTCAGAGGACGAGGCAGTCATGCAGACCGTATTCCAGACCGAAACCGAGTCGGGCCTCTGCCTGTTCGATACGCTGGAGAAGTTCGCAGAGAACTGGAAGGCGAAGAAATGGGAGCCGCAGGGCTCGTTCTGCCTGCCATTGGACAAGGTGGAAGTGCTGGAGGTAAAGCAGGAAGAAAGCACCAACAACACCCGCGAACGGCTCCGGGCTCACGGCTTCGATCTGACACCGAGAAAGCAGACTGACCGGGGCGGGATCATCTGCCTACCACTGGACAAGAACCTGAACGGCGACGTGCAGGCCAAGCACCCGGACTGGGAGCCAGTCGAGTGCCCGACATGCGGCCGGAAATGCTGGAAACACCCGGAAGCTGACCGCCTCGCCAAAGAACAGGGCGCGAAAATACTCTGTACTGAGTGCGCGATCAAAGCCGGGCTTCTGTCACCGTTCCGAAAGGAAGGCCCAAACCGCGCGCAGCGAAGGAGGGCAAAGCGTGAAAGAAGAAAATAACACAGAGGGGCTCTACTATCTCAAAATAGACGCGAGGCACTACTTCCCCGACGGAAAAATAACAAGGGACGTGCTGGAAGCGCTCAGGTGCAGGCAATACGCCGAAGTGCTGGCCTTCTATCTGGAGTGTGACCTCGACGACATAGAAAAACAAGCTCGCAGACTCGCGGAAAGCACCACGCTGAGCTACTCGGAAGCACTCCGCAAGATCGGCGGAGATATGCTGCGGAGCAAGCAGGAAAAACCGGCCCCGCTCTCCCTCTGGCCTATCAGACGAGAACCGGTGCGACCGAACCGCGCAGCAAGACGAGCAGCCAAAAGAAAAGGAGGACGAAATGGACGATAACAAGAACAAGCCTATGGGCTGGCCGATACTCTACACACTGGCAACACTCGCAGGCGTGGCCGTGCTGGCAATCCTGAAAGCCTGCGGCATTATTTCAATGAGCTGGCCGGTGGTGATCGCCGGGCTCGTGTGGGTACCCACCGCGCTGCTACTGATCACTCTCTGGGTGGCCACTCTCCTGATCTGGATCGGACGAACCGAGAAAAAGATCAGGGAATACAATCGCAGGAGAAAGATCTCCCGCACTCTGGACGAATCCATGAAAGGGCTCACGCTAAACGGCGTCGGCCCCATTTATGGTATTAGAAGAAATAAAGGCGAAAACAACACCGACTACGAGAAAAGGATCCGCGAAAAGCTGGGGCTCTCCCCTCGCAGTCTACCGAAATACGAAACCATGGAACAGCTCACCCTCTCCAATGTGGGCCCGATCTATGGCGTCGTAAAGAAACAGGACGAGAGCTGGAAGCGCTACCGCCGCAGAATCCTGAAAGCAGCCCGCACTCTGGACACCGTAAACGTACAGAACGCGCCGAAGCCGCGGAAGGAGTAACCCATGCCGGAAATATGCGAAAAATGCTGGAACACCGGCTGCAAAGAAAACGAAATCCTCAGAGCGTCAAAGCTGGAGATCTGCTGCGCCTTCGAGTGCGGACTCATTCCAGCAGACGCCGGGGAGTATGTAAGGGAGGACGAATAAATGGACTACAAAACAGAAGCACAGCCAAAGGCCACCGCCGGAGAGGTACCAGTATTCTGCGCCCATGACGCGATCGTGGCCATTGAGAAACTGATCCCCAACCCGAAGAACCCGAACACACACCCAGACGCACAGATCCAAGCGCTCGGCCGCATTATCCGCCAGACTGGCTGGAGGGCACCGATCACAGTGTCGAAGCGCTCCGGCTTCATAGTAAAAGGCCACGGCCGCCTCGCTGCTGCCAAGCTCGAAGGACTCACCGAAGTGCCGGTAGACTATCAGAACTACACGAACGAGGCCGAGGAATACGCCGATCTGGTGGCTGATAACCGGATCGCAGAGCTGGCAGAGATCGACAACAAGCTGCTGGCTGACATTTTCGCCGACATTGACACCGGCGAGATCCCCATGGAGCTGACCGGCTACACCGACAAGGAGGTGGAAAGCCTCGTCACCGGACTGGCCGAAGCTCTGCACAATGACCTTACAGAGCCGGACGAGATCCCGGAACTCCCGGAAGCGGATCAGACAATCACGCAGCGCGGTGATCTCTGGATCCTCGGAAACCACCGCCTCGTGTGTGGAGACAGCACAAACGAAGCCGATCGTGCTCTCCTGCTCGACGGGGCCGAGCCTCAGATCCTTCTCATGGATCCGCCGTACTGCTCCGGTGGTTTTCAGGAATCCGGACGCAGCACCGGAAGTATCGGAACCAAACGCTACGACGCAAACGGGAAAGAAATCAAAGTGACGATCGCGAACGATACGCTCAGCACCCGCGGGTACCAGCAGCTCATGCGCTCGATCCTGAAACAGTTCACCGGTACCGTGGTTTATTGCTTCACCGACTGGAGAATGTGGCTTTATCTCTACGACGTAATGGAGGAAAGCGGGTTCGGCGTCAAGAATATGATCGTCTGGAACAAGAAAACGCCGGGCATGGGTATGGGCTGGAGAACTCAGCACGAGCTGATAATGTTCGCACACCGTACAAAGCCAGCGTGGGACAACCACAAGGGCTACGGAAATGTGATCGAAGCCACCCGCTCCGGGAATGAACTCCAC